TGGCACTGGTTGAATAGCCACGTGCCTACACGAACACGCGTAGTTCGATGACTGGAAGCCTCTAAGTCAGAAGGCAATCTGTTAGAGTCCGAGCAGCGCCGCTCGGCAACGAAGCTGGACCTGGGCAAGTTGATGGAACGCGAGAGCTACTTGAAGACGATCGTCGCCCGCGAGCGCGCCGCCGAGAAGGTGGCCGCCGGCCTGGGTGACCCGCGCAACCTGTTTGTGAGGTTCGGATCATGAGCAGCGCTCTGCGGCTCTACGAGGGGGCGAAGATCAGCCGGCTGACGGCGAACTGGCTGGCAAGTGGCACCAGCGCCGATGCTGAGATCAGCAGCAGCATGGTCCGGCTGCGCAATCGCGCGCGACAGCTGATCCGCGACAGCGACCACGCGCGGCAGGCGAAGCGCACGATCATGAACAACGTGATTGGCTGCGGCGTGAAGCTGCAGGCGCAGGTGAAGCGCCAGCGGAGCCGTGGTGGCGCGGTGCTTGATGCACAGATCAACGACCAGATCGAGAGCCGCTGGAAGGCGTGGACATCGGCGGATCGCTGCCACACCGCAGGCCGCCTGTCCTTTGAGGACATCGAGCGGATGGTGGTTGGTGCTGCAGCAGAAAGCGGCGAGGTGTTCGTGCGGCTGGTCGCGCAACCGTTCGGCGATAGCACGGTACCGCTGGGCCTGGAGGTGATCGAAGCCGACCAACTGGATGAGACGGTGGACAGCCACGGCCTGGTGCCGGGGCAGAGGATTGCCGGCGGTACGTGGAAGATGGGCGTACACCTGGACGAATGGCAGCGGCCGGTTGAGTACGCGTTCTTCACTGGCCACCCTGGCGACGAGAAGGGCGGCGGCGTTGATCGCCGGCGGGTGATCGTTCCTGCTGAGGAGATCATCCATGTGATGGTGGCCGAACGGCCGGGCCAGACTCGTGGCGTGACGTGGTTTGCATCAGCCATCAAGCAGCTGCACCACCTGCACGGCTACCAGGAGGCCGAGGTGGTGCGGGCTCGGGCGGCCAGCAGCTTGATGGGCTTCATCAAGACGCAGGAAGGCGCCGGCGAGGAGCTCGGCGAAGACATCGTCGATGGTGAGCACGTCACCGAGTTTGAGCCTGGCGTTATCAAGACGCTGTTCGCCGGCCAGGACATCACCGTGCCCGACCTTCATGCACCCGATGGCCAGTTCGAGCCGTTCGTGCGGGCGATGCTCCGGGGCATGGCGGCAGGCCTTTCCGTGAGCTACGAGACGTTGTCCAAGGACTTCAGCCAGACCAACTACAGCTCCAGCCGGCTGGCGCTGCTTGAGGATCGCGAGAACTGGCGGGTGCTGCAGCAGCACATGATCCGCCACTTCCATCAGCGGGTGTTCCGGGTGTGGTTGCGGGCTGCGGTGGCGAGCGGTGATCTGCGGCTGCCGTCGTTCGACACCATGCCGGAACGCTACGAGCAGGTGCGATGGGTGGCGCGTGGGTGGGAATGGGTTGATCCGCAGAAGGAAGGCGCCGCGTATCGGGAGGCGGTGCGCGATGGCTTCATGACGCAATCGGATGTGGTGCTGTCCCGCGGCGGTGACTACGACGAGCTGATTGCGCAGCGTGCTGCCGAGCTGGAGGAGCAGGCAAGGCTGGGCCTGGTGTTCGACACCAACCCATCGGCGGTGGACAAGAAGGGCGCAGAGCAGGCGGCTGAAGCTGCACCTACGGAACCAGCAACGGTAGCTCCCTAGTCTGGTTTCAGACTCATGGGCTGAATGGAACAGGAGCGCGCAATCACTGGCACGGAGCTTCGGCGCTTTGAGGCGACGGAGTTTCGTGCGCAGGATGAAGACCGCACCCTGGAGTTCTCCTTCTCTTCAGAGCTGCCGGTCTCTCGGTGGTTTGGGGAGGAGGTGCTCAGCCATGCACCAGAGGCGGTTGATCTCAGCCGCTTGAACGATGGCGCGCCCGTCCTTTTCAATCACGATCCTGACCGGGTGGTGGGCGTTGTCGAGCGTGCATGGGTTGATGGCGAGAAGCTGCGCGGGATGGCCCGTGTTCGCTTCTCCCGTAACGAGTTTGCCCAGCAG